GGGGCCACCCAGGGCGTTTTTGGGCTCCCCCAAGGCCAGGCAAGCCGAACTTAAAGACGTGGGCGGTTTTGTCGGCGGTAGCCTCGCGGGAGGTCGCCGCAAGGCGGATGCAGTGACAGGGCGTGACCTTGTCACTCTCGACCTCGACAACGTACCTAGAGGCGGTACTAATGACATACTTAAGCGCGTCGGATCACTAGGCTGTGCAGCTGCTGTCTACAGCACGCGTAAGCACAGCGACTACTCACCAAGGCTAAGAGTCATTATCCCTCTCGACCAGACAGTGACCGCGGACGAGTACGAGCCTATTGCTCGTAAGCTAGCAGAGATGATAGGCCTAGTGTACTGTGACCCGACTACGTTCGAGGCGTCACGTCTTATGTACTGGCCTAGTTGCTCTAGTGACAGCCAGTATGTGTGTGAGATATACGATAATGCGTTCTGCTCCGGGAAGGGCATACTTGCCTTATACGGTGACTGGCACGACATATCGTCCTGGCCTCAGATACCCGGCGCAGATGCAATCGAGAAAAGACGCCTAGCAAAGCAAGAAGACCCAACGACCAAGCACGGCATAGTCGGTGCATTCTGCAGGACTTATAGCATACAGGAGGCTATGGAGAAATTCATTCCTGGTATGTATGAGCCTACGGATGACACTAACCGCTACACCTACACTGGCGGTAGTACAGCGGGCGGTGCTGTCATATATGACGGTGACCTCTTCCTCTTCTCTCATCATGCTACAGACCCTTGCAGTGGTCAGCTAGTCAACGCATGGGACCTAATAAGACTGCACATGTACGGAGATAGAGACGACGACGCGAAAGAGGGTACTCCAATGAACAGGCTACCCTCGTTCCTCGCTATGAAGACCCTAGCGGCTAACGATAAGGCAGTTACAGACGTAATGGCTAGAGAGCGCATCGAGGCAGCTAATGAGGCATTCAGTGAGGAGAACTCACCTATAGCGGAGGAGGACATCGACACCGACTGGATATCGAAGCTAGCGCTAGATGCTGGCGGACAGATTAAGAGAACCATCAACAACGCTGTGATGGTACTCGAACACGACCCACTACTTAAGGACAAAATCGCCATTGATGAGTTCGCCAACCAAGGCGTCGTACTAGGTGCACTGCCATGGGACAGCGGAACGGATCAGAGGCCTTGGACGGATAATGACGACGCTAATTACGCGAACTATATGGAGCTCTACTACGATATCAAGGGCAAGGACTTACTCAGTAATGCGCTCACAATCGTATCCGGCAAGCACAAGTTCAACGATGTTAGGAAGTATCTTAAGAGTCTTAAGTGGGACGGAGTGAAGAGATTAGACACACTTCTTATCGACTATCTGGGCGCAGAGGATAACCCATACACAAGAGCTGTTATGAGGAAGTCACTATGCGCAGCAGTTACTAGAGCTATGAGGGATTTCGTCAAATACGACTACATGCCGATACTGGCAGGTCCGCAGGGAATAGGTAAGAGTACGTTCCTATCTACCATAGGTAAAACATGGTTCAGCGACTCACTAACTACATTCGAAGGCAAGGAAGCTGCAGAGCTCATACAAGGGGTGTGGGTAGTCGAAGTCGGAGAGCTAACTGCTATGAACAGACAAGAGGTTAACGCAGTTAAGCAGTTCCTTTCTAAGGTAGATGATATATACCGCGCACCATATGGGCGCAGGACAGCTAGATACCCCCGTAGGTGCGTTTTCTTCGGAACATCTAACGAGGTTGAGTTCTTAAAAGATGACACGGGAAATCGCAGATTTTGGCCTATCGATGTAGGCGACTATGAGCCAACTAAATCGGTATGGGACGATCTTCCGGGCGAAGTCGACCAGATATGGGCAGAGGCTTACACATACTACCTATTAGGCGAAAAACTATTCCTACCTCGAGAGATAGAGGCAATAGCTATGGAAGTGCAAGACGAACACAGCGACTACTCCGCGCTAGAGGGAAACATACGGGATTACCTTGAGACGAGAGTGCCTACTAACTGGCTAGATATGACAGTGCAGGAACGCAGGATGTTCCTTAACGGTAACGTAGCATATGAGGGCGACCTTGAACCAATGGACAGGGTGTGTATAGCACAGATATGGGCAGAATGCCTAGGCGGTGATATTAAGTACCTAAAGCCACAAAACAGGAACGAGATAGCTAGGGTACTAAGGAAGATTCCAGGCTGGGAAAAGGTCAGAACTAACATAAGATGTGGCCCACATGGGAGACAAAAAGGCTATAAAAGGGTGTCAACCATTTAGTAAAAAGAGCGGTTGACAACAAAAACGGTTGACAAAGCGACGTCAACCGCAAAACAAGGGTTGACACGCTAGTTGACGCTTGCAGTTGACACTAAAACCATTGAAAAACTAATAATTATATCTATTTGTCAACTATGTCAACCAAAAACCTATAAGAGTTAAAAAATAGATAGTAATAGGAGTACCTAATATTACCTAATATACCTAAATCGCCTAATTATATCTTATATACGCGTAATAGAGTTGTCAGTTGACAAATTATAGGAGACTAAAAATGCTTGAGAAAGACATAGAGAAATTATTCAGAGACGAGATAAAGAAAGCGGGTGGCAAAGCTTATAAGTTCACGAGCCCAGGAAACGATGGCGTGCCAGATAGGATTGTGATGTTACCCGATGGACGGATAGTGTTCGTCGAGCTTAAGACGGACACAGGGAAGTTATCAAGACTACAAGAGCTACAGTGCAGACAGATTGCAGACCTTGGGCAGACGGTAAGAGTACTACACGGGCTCGCAGAGGTTCGTGACTTCTTCCTAGAGTTCGGACTAGAGACTGCAGCGTACAGACTTGAGCGAAGACTTGGGAGGTGATAGGAGGTGGAATATACACCACACGATTATCAGAGACACTGCATTAACCGCATTATTGATACACCTAGGCTAGGGCTCTTCTTAGATATGGGACTTGGGAAAACTTCGATAGTGCTGTCAGCAGTTAAAGAGCTTAAGTATAACCGCTTCGCAGTATCCAAGGTGCTTGTTATAGCACCTAAGAAAGTTGCAGAGGGTACATGGTCGAAAGAAAAGGACAAGTGGGACCATACGAAGTGCCTACGCATCAGCAGGGTACTAGGTAGCGAGAAAAAGCGTATAAGGGCACTATATGAGACAGCTGATATTTATATCATCAATCGCGAAAATGTGGTGTGGCTAGTTGATTTTTACAAGAACGATTGGCCATTCGATATGGTTGTCATAGATGAGTCATCTAGCTTTAAGAGTCATAAAGCGAAGAGGTTCAAGGCACTATCAGCGATGGCGCCAAGAATTAAGCGAATTGTAGAGCTGACCGGAACACCATCACCTAACGGACTAGCTGACCTATGGGCACAGCTGTATCTCCTGGATGGGGGCGCAAGGCTAGGCACAAGGTATGCAGGATTCCGAGAAAGGTATTTCGATGCAGGACCGAGGCACAACGGCATCGTGTACAAGTATAGCGTTAAGCAAGGGTCTGAAGAGGCGATACTGTCCGCTATATCGGACATATGCGTATCCATGAAGGCTAGCGACTACTTAGAGCTTCCAGACTGCATTATGCACGAGATACCCGTTGAGTTAGATCCAAAAGCAGCGAAAGCCTATAGAGAACTGGAGCGAGAGATGGTACTTGAACTTCCGGACGACGAAGTAACAGTTACGAGTGCGGCCGCACTATCAAACAAGCTACTACAACTAGGTAACGGCGCAATCTATGGAGAAGACCACAGTGTACACGAGGTGCATGGGTGCAAGATAGAGGCTTTTATGGAGCTTATCGAGAGCCTTAGCGCATCGGGTAAGAGCGCACTAGTCTTTTATAACTATCAGCACGATAGAGAGCGACTACAGAAGGCACTAGCCAAGACCGGACTAGTCGTGAGAGAGCTTAAGACGACAGAGGATGAGGACAACTGGAACGCGGGCAAGATAGATATACTGCTTACGCATCCGGCATCATCAGCATATGGACTTAATCTACAGCAAGGAGGTAATCACGTTGTTTGGTTCGGTCTCAACTGGAACTACGAGCTATACACGCAGGCGAATAAGAGACTGCATAGGCAAGGTCAAACGGAGAAGGTTATCATACACCACCTAGTGTGTGAGGGGACGAGAGACGAGGACGTTATGGCAGCACTAGCGAGGAAGGACGATGTACAGCAGTTCGTCATGGAATCGCTTAAGGCACGAATTAAGAGAATCAAGGAGGCGCAAAATGGCTAAGTGGATATTAAGCGCAGAGTCCTACGGGGCATTTAGGCACACAAAGGAGTATATACCCGTTCCGAATCCATACGGCGTAACTGTAATTACAGAGCGAGAGGCAATCAGACTGACTAGCGGTTGTCGTTGGGCGACTAGAGGACATTACGTATACGCGAGAGACCACAAGTCGATAAGGTTCGACACACTACGAGAGGCTCAGCGGTATGCAGAGCAGTTAGGAGGTGCAGAATGAGGATGCATGATTTAATGGATATCGCCAATCACTACGGGCTAGAGCATCAACTAGGGAAGTGTAAGGAGGAGCTAGGCGAACTTATAGAGGCTATCGATTCAGCGAATGACGAGGCGATTATCGAGGAGATAGCAGATGTCGAGATCATGACGGAACAGCTAAAGCAACTTATGTGCGCTGGTAGAGTCGTGGAGCTTTACAAGGACTATAAAATCGCTAGACAGCTTAGGAGGATTGCAGAGGAGCCTTCGTTGCGAAATCCGAAAAACTGTAAAGAATTATACGAAGCGGGTAAAGACTTTTCTGAAGGTATGAGGCAGGGCATATTGAGCACATTGAAGGAGCAGAGTCATGAGTGTGATAACTAGAGAGGAGCTACTGCGCATCCCTAAACTACGCAAGCACATTAAGCGCAAGATGCAACGCATCGAACTGTACGAGACTAAGGCTACTGGAGGAGCTATCGAGTACAAGGAGCGTGTACAGTCTAGTGTGTGCGACTCAGTTAGCGACTGTCTAAGTATGGCGGTTGACCTACGGGCAGAAGTCGAGCGAGATATAGATGAGCTAGCAGAGCTTGTATATAAAGCTGCGTTGTTTGCTGATACGTTAAGCGACCCGCTGGAGAGGGATATCGTGTATGCGATATATGTAAGGGGGCTGCTTTGGAAAGAGGCTGCGGAAAGGGTGAATTATTCGTATCAGAGGCTGTACCAAAAGCACCAAGACATTCTCAAAAGATTAGAGGTCGTTTTACTTGATTAGAGGTACTATGTTGATTTATGATATACTCAAGCAAAGCTGGAGAGAGGGGGGGAATAGGCCCCACGGCACTGCTTGAAACAAATCCATTTAAAGTCAAACTTAATAAGGTGTTGCCCGGTACCAGTTGGTATCGGGTTTTCTTTTGTGATACAAAGTTTCATGATTTTACTACTTGAAAATATTTTCTGAGATGTTAAACTGTAACTACAAATAGTTACATTGCTACGGAGAAGGTATGAGCAGAACTGATAAGTTACGTGAAAAAATAAATGATGATAGAATTACAGTAACTTACGCAGAAATGGCGAGGTTTCTGAACTCTTTGGGTTATTCAGAATCAAATAAAGGGAAAACTTCGGGATCAAGAGTAAGATTTTTTCGAGAAAAAGATGGGCAAATTATTAACCTTCACAAACCGCACCCAGGAAATGATATGAAGATAATCGCTAAACGAAGTGTAGCGAAGCTGCTTCGAGAAAGGGGGGAGTTATAGTGAATAATATTCTTAGTTATAAAGGCTATTATACTAAAGTTGGATTTGATAGTGAAGATTGTATCTTATATGGAAAAATAGAAGGTATTAACGATTTTGTTGATTTTTATTGTGAGTCTGTAAACGAAATAAAGGTAGAGTTTGAAAAGGCAGTTGATGATTACCTTGAGTTTTGTAAGGAGAATGGGAAAACGCCCGAGAAACCCTTTAAAGGAAGTTTTAACGTAAGGGTGTCACAGGAAATACATAGAGAAGCTTTTTTAAAAGCAAACTTTCAAAATAAAAAATTAAATCAATTTGTCACAGAGGCGATTGAAGAAAAGATTGCTAGATGCAATGAGTCTATTAACACCTCAAGCAATCGAACAGAGATGACCCTTGAGCTCAATAAAAGAATCGAGGGAGAATCCAATATCATTTACACTAAGCCGGAAATGTGGGGTATGAAAAATGTTAGGACAAATTAATTTAAGCAAGACTAAAATTCGAGCAATTAATTTTGTAAACGAAATAGAGAGTGAAAAAAAGAGAAACTTAAGCGTAATTTTAGAACCCTCTTTAGAAATTTGTGATGACAAAACAAAGTGCAAAGGAACGCTTGATTGTACAGTTAGATCTACTGATAACGGAGAAGACGGCGAAGAGAGGTTTGAATTACATATTCTAATTGATGGTGATTTTTCAGCAGAAGTAGAAATAGAAGAGAGCGATGAGCTTAGAACGTTTGTACTTAAATCAATGTTTCCATATTTACAGAGCCACGTTAGAATTATAACATCACTATCAGATTTAGTGCCTATAACGCTGCCTTACCCAGGTGATGATTTGTTTAGGCAAAGTGAAGATGGAGAATAATACAAAGCAAAAAGAGTCCTTCGGGGCTCTTTTTTAATACTTACAAAACGACGAAAGGAGTGTAGAGAGGCGTTGGCAGATGATAAACATAGGTTAGCCGAACAGGATTATACGTCCGGCATGAAGTATAAAGATATTGCCGATAAGTATGGAGTCAGCCTCAACACAGTTAAGTCGTGGAAGAAGAGATATAACTGGAACCGTAAAGGGTGCACACAAAAAAAGAAAAAGGGTGCACACAAAAACTCTATCGCACAACTCGGCAATAAGAACGCTACGGGACCACCAGGCAACAAGAATGCCGAGAAGTACGGATTCTTTTCGAAGTATCTACCGGAAGAAACACTTGATATCGTACAGGCTGTTGAGCGAGCTAATCCGCTTGACCTTTTATGGCATCAGATACAGATTGCCTATGCAGCCATTATCAGAGCACAGAGGATCGCATATGTAAAGGATAAGGACGACAAGACGGTTGAACGCGTAGAGGAACGAGACGGCAATGTAATCGGCGAAAAATGGGAAGTACAACATGCGTGGGATAAGCAGAATAACTTCCTCAAGGCACAAGCAAGGGCACAGGGCGAGTTACGGAGCTTAATCAAGCAGTATGACGAGATGCTACATCGTGACTGGGATATGGCGACAGAGGAACAGAAGTCACGCATAGATTTAATCAAGGCTCAGACTGCTAAAGCAAAAGGAGACGACGGTGCTGATAATTACCAAGACGATGGATTTATTGAAGCTCTCAAGGATGAGGTTACGGATGTATGGGAAGACTAGCGCAGGTTTTTAGATTTAAACCGTTTAGCAGGAAGCAGAAGCAGGTGCTTACGTGGTGGCTTCCAGAGTCACCGGTGCAGGATAAGAACGGCATTATTGCGGACGGGGCTATTCGTTCCGGTAAGACTGTATCAATGGCGCTATCTTACGTCATATGGTCGATGGCGACGTTTGACGGTGAGAACTTCGGTATGGCTGGTAAGACTATCGGGGCTTTTAGGCGAAATGTTTTGAAACCGCTTAAGCTGATGCTCTTTGCTAGGGGGTATAGGTTTAAAGACCATAGAGCCGACAACCTACTTGAAGTAAGACGCAACGGTGTAACGAATTATTATTACATCTTCGGTGGCAAGGACGAACGTTCGCAAGACCTTGTACAGGGTATCACTCTGGCGGGGTTCTTCTTCGACGAAGTCGCACTTATGCCGGAGAGCTTCGTTAACCAGGCTACCGCTCGTTGCTCGGTTGAGGGGTCTAAGTGGTGGTTCAATTGCAATCCGGATAGACCGCGCCATTGGTTCAAGCTTAACTGGATTGACAAGGCGGAAGACAAAGACCTTATATACATACACTTCACGATGGACGACAATCTGTCGCTGTCTGAGGCAATAAAGGAACGATACAGGCGCCAATTCGTTGGTGTCTTTTTTAAGCGCTTTATTAAAGGGTTATGGGTCGGCGCTGAAGGACTTGTACATCCGCAGTTCGCTGATGATTCAGATAAGTACGCAATTAGCTACGATGAGCTTGTGAAGAGCCGACATAAACTTGTTCAGATTTTTATCGGAATAGATATTGGCGGAACGAAGTCGCACACACCTTTCGTCGCCACGGGAATTACAAAAGGTTTCGAAAAACAGATACGGCTTTATTACAAACGGATTGTGCACAGTAAAGGCACGGTTGATCCAGAGAAGATATATAACACTTTCGGAGAGTTTGTCAGAGAGGTCAGAAGTCTTTATCCAGGAGTGCCAATAACAGCTGCATTCGTTGACAACGCGGAGCAACTCATACTGAACGGACTAGCACTATACAGTACGACTAACCGCATTGGCGTCAATGTGAAGGGATGTCGCAAGACAGAGTTTAGCGACAGAGTGCTAGCCTACAATGCTGTCATAAATACTGGACGTTTCATGTGGGTAAAGGACTTCTGCGAACCGATTGCAGATTCGATTAGTGAAATGGTGTACGACAGCAAAAGCAAAGATGAGAAGTTGCTTGATGACTTCTCAACGGACGTAGATACATACGATGCTGACTTCTATTCATGGAGTTACTTCATAAATTATTTTCATCCTATAGGAGGGCGTAAGTGAGAACGCATATTATTGAGTTCCTCAACAAAAGAGGATACCAGACGAATAAAAAGGCTCTAGAGCTGATAGACATCTGCGACAGTTGGTATAGAACTGAGCCGATAGAGGGTTTCCACGACCGCTGTACAGTTAACGGCGAGAAATACGAAGTGGCTCGAACTGGTTTTGCAAAAAGGGTATGTGAGGACGATGCGAATCTGTGCGAAGTTGTGGATTTAACCATCGAGGACAGAGCGTGTAGCGATTACGTCAATGAGGTCTTTGCAAGAGAAAACTTTCAGAAGAATATCAGAAGACAGCTAGAGCTAATCGCAGCAGAAGGGACGGTTGCGGCGTATGTTCGAGTTGTTGGTGCTGATGTGCTAGACACACAAGAGTTACAGGGCGGAGAAGTCGAGATCGTATATGTTCCTCCTAAGGGTATATTCCCGTTAAATGTCGAGAAGGGAATTATCACCGAATGCGCCTTTGCATCAGAGGACACACTCAACGGCAAGACTCAGACAACTATCGTGCTTTTCGAACTTGTTAATGACGAATATAGGGCAACGACCGTGGTGCTTGACCACACCGGGAAAGAGTTAGTCGATAAGCATATCGAGGTTTTGCTAGGTGAAATTAAGCCGTTTGCGGTGCTGACAACTGCGGCCGTTAACAATCTCACCGATATGCAAGGCTATGGACTGCCGAAATTGTACGGAGCTATATCGGAACTGAAAGCCGTTGACCTTGTTTTCAATGTGCTATTTGGTGACCTAGATAAATCCGACAAGATGATTCTGTATAACGAAGCTCTTTGCAAGTTCGACGAAACAGGAAAGCCAATAACACCGAACAAGCAACACAAGAAGCTGTTCGTGTCTATGGGGCAAGCTCTTCCGGAGGAAGGCTCGCTGATACAGGAAATTAATCCGGAGATTAGAGTAGACGAGATCACTCGCTCATTCGAGCTTGTTCTCTCTTTGTTATCGCTTAAGTTTGGATACGGATCGCGTAAGTATAGTTTTGAGAACGGTCAAATTAAGACCGCGACGGAATACATCGGAACCAAACAAGACTCTATGCAAGAGTTGAACAAACAGAGACAGAATTTGACCGACTACATAGAGGGGATAATCAAGGCTCTGCTATGGTTCTCGAATGCGTTTAATAAGACTCAGTACACACTCGATTCCGAAGTAACAATCGGATATGATGACAGCTTTATCATTGACAGGCAGAGCGAACTTGAAGCGATGCGACAAGATGCGCAAACATTTGGACTTCCGAAACTGGTTATCAATTACCTTATGGAGAAGTACAACTTATCCGAAGAGGATGCGACAAAGTGGTACAACGAAGGTGGAGCAGAGGCGGACCCGATTGAACCTATAGGGGAGTAATTCGATATGCTATCGGATAGACAGAAAGAGCAACTATCTGCGGAAATGATACCGCTGTTCCAGGAACTAGAGCAGGACGTCATACAAGACATTGCTCGTAGAGTTCGCAAGGAGTCGCGTTGGACTGAAACTGCAGAACTACAGGCAAAGACTCTTGAGGCTATGGGATATAAGCCGATGGAGATTCGGAACAAGGTCATGCGAGAGCTCAAGGCTGACAAAGAATATCAAGCTATGATTGCGAAGAACACACTCGATTACAAGAGGGCTGTCAGAGACCGCATAAAACAGCTTGTATCGGACGCAAAAGAGCGTGGTGATGATATTGTAAGCCGAGCTGGCACGATGGCGTTTAACGACGATTTAGCCTTCTGGAAGTCGAAGGGAAGGCATCTCAGATACAGCTCTGAACTTGCGGAGATAAACACCACAGCATCACACCGACTTGCTCACGAACTGAAGAACCTTACACACTCTACAGGGTTTAAATTCGTTGGGGCGCCCGTAAGAATAGATAATGCGTTTAGCCACGCAATGGATAGCATGGTAATGAATGTAGCTACGGGGGCTTTCTCAAGTGGTCAAGCAATAGAGCAAGTAGTTTCGGATCTCGAGAAGAGCGGAGTCAGACATGTTGACTTTCGCTCGGGCATCTCAAGAGGTATTGATGTAGCTGCTGCGCTAGCGGTTAGAACCACTCTCGGACAGATGGCTGCGCAAATATCGATGGACAACGCTACACAGCTTGGAACAGACCTTGTAGAAGTTTCGTCGCATGCAGGAGCCCGTGAAGGTGATGGACATGCTGACCACGCAGCATGGCAAGGAAGAGTGTACAGCATAAGCGGTAGGCAACATCCGGAAGAAGAGAAAAGACTCGGCTACAAGATATATAAGCTGTCTGATGTTACGGGGTATCCGGACGATCCACTAGGCTTGTGCGGGTATAACTGCAGACATACGTTCTATCCCTTCCTTGAGGGCATTTCTGAACCAAATCCAATCGTAAAGGACCCAGAACCAGTAACGGTTGATGAACGCACTTATACATACTATCAAGCAACGCAGGTACAGAGGCGACTCGAGAGGGAACTACGAGAGCTTAAGAGACAGTATATAGGCGGAGATACTACGAGACTAGCGGCGATTAAGGCAAAAGAGCAGCGATACGCAAGATTTTGCGGCAAAGCTGGACTAAAGCAGAACCTCGAACGACTCTACGTAAAGGGGTATAAACGAGATTTTGAGTATATAAAGTATAATGGTAGCGAGCAGATAGGTAAAACTCTAAGTCCTTTTCAAAAAGCAGAAAAGAAAGTTTTAGAACACGGAAAGAAGTACGGAACTGAAGCTTTAATATGGCTGGATAAAAACGGAAACGAAGTTTTACCGTTTAAAACGGGTGATTCTAACAGCGTGGGTATTTCAATTGAGGATTTTTTATATTTGAATTCTCTTGAAAAAAACAGTATAGTATCACTACACAATCATCCAAGTGGCTCATCGTTTTCTATAAACGACATGAGTATAATGTGCAACATAAGAAGTGTTGAAACTATGTGGGTTATAGGGCACGACGGCACAAGGTACTCGCTATCTGTGGGGACAGGGTTAAGACCTAGCCTTGAAACTATTGAGCAAACTTACCGCGATATTCATGGTTATACGCTACCAAAATACAAAAAAATGTTTGCCGAAACCGGCGACCAAAAAGCAACGTGGAAGGAACATAGTAACGAGATTGTTAGGCGTGTTGCAGGAAGGTTTGGTTGGAATTATGAAAGAATTGAAAAATAAAAATGCCGTGCATCTCCCGGACGAATGGGCACACGACTACACTAAATCCGACAAGGAAAATGAAAAAACGCTAGATAGTTACAGCAAAGCTTCTAGGCGAGCCTGGGAAGATCTAAAACAAGATAAACATAAAAACTAAATAAGTTAATTAGCATCGCAATGAAGCGGTGCTTTTTTATTGCCCTTGGACTGCGGCGTTAAAGGCGAGGTCTGATACAAGTTGGTCTGAACATAAGGGCTTGTTTGGACGTTAAAAGAAAGGAAATATCACAATGGCATTAACAAGAGACTCAATTAAACAGCTAGGCATTACAGACGAAGAGCTAATTACTAAGCTACTAAACGCACACCATGCGGAGGTTAATCCGTTAAGAGAAAAGGCGGAGCAGTATGACAAGGTAAAGGCTGACTTCGACGAACAGAGCAAGTCTATCGCTGACCTAAAGGCGTCTGCTGGCGACAAGGAATCGCTACAGAAACAGATTGCCGAGCTAACAAGTGCAGCACAGGAGAAGGATGCAGCACACCAGAAGGCAATCGAGGAAATGCAGAGCAAACTAGAGGGCGCGGAGTTTGACAAGCTCCTAGATGATGCAATTACCAAGGCTGGCGGAAGAAGGAAGGCAAGTATCAGAGCAGAGTTAAAACTTGACGAGTTAAAGGCGAGCAAGGACAGGACTAATGATATCGATGCAGCAATTAAGGCGCTGAAAGAATCGGAAGATACATCCTTCTTGTTCGGATCAGATGCAAAGCCGTCTGGTGCAAGAATTGACTCATCGGGCAGAACTGATACAGGCACAGACGGAAATGACGCAGCTATGGCAACTGCAAGGGCTGTTATGGGACTCAAACCAACAGGAAAGGAAAACTAAACAATGGCAAATCAGATTTCAAAATTTAAAATGTACGTTGACCTACTAGACGAGGTGTACAAGACATCCTCTGTTACTGCGGTGCTCGACGGTGCTTCAGAACTAGCACAGCAGGGAGCGAATGCAGACGAGCTTGTTATTCCAAAGATTGACATGGATGGACTCGCAGATTACGACCGTTCTGCAGGATACACTATGGGAAGTGTAGAGCTCACAAACGAGACAGTTAAGTGCAACTTCGATAGAGGTCGTAAGTTCCTTGTAGACGCAGAAGACGACGCATCAACCGCAGGAGTTGCATTCGGAAGACTATCATCTGAGTTTGAGAGAACTAAGGTAATCCCAGAGCTAGACGCATTCAGATTCGCAAACTACTGCAAGAAGGCTGGTGCCAACATCGCAACTAGCGCTATTACAGACGGCGCTTCCGCTATCAAGGCGATTGCTAAGGCGTATGACACAATGACCGACAACGAGGTTCCAGAGGACGGAAGAATCCTATTCGTGTCGCCAACTGTATACGGAATGATTAGAGATCTAGACACAACTAAGTCAAAAGAAATTCTACAGCAGTTCGCTGTCGTTCAGAAGGTTCCAGCTAGCAGATTCTTCACTGCTATCGAGGTAAACGACGGAAAGACAAGCGGACAGGAGAAGGGCGGATACAAGAAGGCTGCTACAGGTAAGTCGCTCGACTTCCTAATTGTTGAGCCTTCCGCAGTTATCCAGTATCAGAAGAGAAACGTTAACAAGGCAATCGCTCCAGAGGATAACAAGGATGCTGACGGTTGGCAGTTCAACTTCCGCGAGGTTGGTATCGCAGACGTTTACGTTAACAAGGCTAACGGCATCGCTGGAGCTTGCAAGTAGCATAGGAGGTAAATCATGAGCAGAGTTATAGGACTTGAGTTCGACGAGGCAACTGACGAAGTTATCGTAGAGGAAGAGCCAAAGGAAGGCGGAAAGAAGTAGTTAAATGCTATCAATGATGACAGAGGAATACCAGACTTATTATAACGACGAAGACGTGGATGTTAACAGACTCTATAACAGGGCGAAAGTGATACTGAACGGTATTACTAGTGGCCGAATTGAAGAGGTTACAGAGGAGCATCCGGAAGATTATCGTTATGATAGAGTCAAGGGGGTAATCGCTCTAGTTATACATGAACTACATTCAAGGGCAAGTGTATCGGGAGTATCTATCGTATCTAATGATGGGTACTCCGAGCACTATGTCAGTGAGACGGAGTGGCAGAGCGGACTAGAACGAGCAGTACGACAAGCTTTATCTGGTACAGGATTGACGGGGTGCATGTAATGAACTTCACAGACACGATAACAATGTATAGTTCGTATCCTACAAGCGATGACGACCATTATTGGGAGCGCTTTGTTATAAAGGGTTGTCAGTGGAGAGAGAAGATAGTTCGCACTACAGATAGTAGCGGTAAAGTATTTAAGACTAAAGAAATTTCGGTTACTATCCCCATAAATGGTGACATGAAAAATAGGTTGTTTTTCGACACTAAAGGAAAAGACATCATCGTCCTTGGAGAGTGCCCTATGATTAACGTGTCAAATCGCGAGTTTGAAAACATCAAGAAGAACTACACTTTTTTCACAATTCGCACGTTTACCGACAACTCGCGCCGAGATAGGCTCAAACATTGGAGGTTTACATCATAATGGGGTTCAAAATCAAAGACGCAAGAGTCGAGATGCGACCTATAGCAGAGATACTCCGTAAAAGAGGGCTTGAGCCAAGTGGGAGGGTTCAAAGAGCTGTCGACCAAGAGGTCTTAAGGCTCTGCGAACCATACGTACCGCATGACTCTGGCGCACTGGTGCGTTCTGGAACAATTCACACAAAAATTGGTTCCGGAAGAGTCGTGTATAGGACTCCGTATGCTCGGCGTTGGTATTATCGCCCGGCTCATTTTAAGGGTGCGCCAAAAAGGGGTAACTACTGGTTCGAGCGAATGAAGAGGGAAGGCGGACGAAACAAATTACTAAAAGTGGCAGCGCAAGTCGCTGGCGCAAAGGAGAAGTAACAAAATGGTGACAAAAAGCGAGAAAATTAAGACATGGTTAAGTGGGTGTGGCTTCTTCCACGTGCAGGACATTGATACTGACCGACTTGAAGATGGGGCTCACCGCATTGGAGTTTACAAGCAAGCGCAGAGGGATGTCACCGAATTTGTGGACGGCTCCAAGGTGGTTAATGAGTACTACTATTTTTTGCTACGAGAAGACGCACAGCTTGAACACGATAGGAAGTTGTCTAACAACCTTATGGCAGCCTTAGAGGATTGGATAGAGAAGCAAGACCGCATAGGCAACCTACCGGATGTAGAGGGTATCGAGAGCGTTTTTATCGCAAATGGCTATTATTTGATTGACATCGAAAATGACGATTCGGTATATCAAGTATCCATCGGAATAACTTATCACAAGAAAGGAATGAATTAATGAAAGGTGAAGGCAAGGTTAAAAAGTACGAAGTCGCACTATTCTTAAAAGGCAAAGGCGCGACAGACTACACAAGAATTAAGAAGGCAACTGAGCTCAAGTTAGAGTTTGGTGCAAGTACACAGGAGTACGACTACATTGCTGACGAGAATCCAACAATCGAGCTTGACAAGTACAAGCCAGAGATTAGCGGACTTCCTCTCACAATGTACAGAGAGGAGCCCGATTTTGCCCTTATTTGGGACTTGGCTTACAACCTCAAGACTGGAGGCGAGGCAGTTGTAGACCTTCTGCTCGTGTACAAGTTCGACGAGGATGCTGCAAAGACAGGTACATGGAAGGCTTGGAACGTACCAGCAACCGTAGTTGTAAAGACCCTAGATGCAGTAGATGGCAAGATTGAGTTCGACCTACAGCTCAGAGGTACGGTCATTAAGGGCACAGTTACAGAAGAGGCTGGAAAGCCTAAGTTCAAAGCAGCTGGAGCATAAGTTATCACTAAATTAATACACTTTTTAGGAGGGATGTAACAGTCCCTCTTTTTTATTTATGCAAAGGAGATATAACAATGGAAATTATTCTAAACGATAAGGAGTTCGAACTGCCAAAGAGAACTCCGAAGATCGCAAAGCTGTTCGATGACTTCAACGCAACATTCGGAGAAGGTGATGTAAAAGTTCACAACAGCGCAATGAAGGTACTAGAGGCGACAATCGGACGAGAAGGCATCAAGGATGTGTTCGGCACAGCAGATTCGGAACAGATTTCCGTTGTAGAGTCTGCTATTGCTGTTAAGGAGATTGACGACGTATACATGGCTCCTTTAACGGAGTACATGATGAGAAAAGAGGCTGCGGAAATGGATAGACCAGCATTTACAGCGGCAAACGAGCTCTTGCGCAATGTTGCAAACCTATCTGAATTAAAATAATGCAGTTACCTTTTAGAAGGCTACCTAAATCGCTGATAATTGACGATGTTGAGTACCCCGTACGCACAGATTTCCGATTTTGGCTCGCATTACCAGAGCTAGAGGACTTATCTGTGCTTTTTTTAGGCAAAAATCCGTCATTTATGCGGTATTTCTCTCAAAGTGCAATAGAGAAGATTGTTGAATTTTATCATTGTGGCAAAGAAGTTGAGCCAAACGAGAACAGTGTCAATGTTCTTGACTTTAAAGTCGATGAAAATCTAATATATGCGGCATTTAAGCAAGCATACAACATAGATTTATACGATTTAGAGCAAGAAGAGCTTCATTGGTACAAATTTAAGGCTCTCCTAGACGGAATCCCTCCGAATACATCTCTATACAAAGTTATAGAGATAAGAGCATACGATGGAGATGATCCCGCTTATAAAAAGCTACGTGATAAATTCGCGCTTCCTGGAAAGCTAACTGAGGAGCAAGAGGTAGCAGGAAAGAAATTTGATGAGGTATTTAAGTAATGGCAGACGGTACACTTATATTTGACACCAAAGTAGAAAGCGAAGGTGTCAGCACTGGTATGTCTACCGTTAAGAAACTGTTTACCGCAGGTATGGGGTTCGTTGTAGCAAAGCACGCTGTCGGACTAGCGAAGATGGGAATTGCATATAATTCACAGATGCAAGACTTTCAGAGCAAGTTCAAGGTGTTACTAGGCAGTGCCAGTAAAGCAAATAAACACGTGGCAGAACTGCGAAAGCTAGCTATGAAAACGCCCTTTAGGACAACTGATTTAGCAGCTGCATCGCAACAGCTACTTGCGTTCGGTGTTAACTCTAATAGTGTTAGTGGTCACTTAAGACGGTTAGGTGACATTTCTCTCGGGAATAAGGAGAAGTTCCAGCAACTAGGACTTGTGTTCGGGCAGGTTTCGTCACAAGGGAAGTTGATGGGGCAGGATCTATTACAGTTCATCAATGCGGGATTTAACCCATTAAAGGAACTATCCAAGATGGGTCGAGGCACATACCAAGAGTTAAAAGACCAAATGGCACAAGGAAAAATCAGTTTCCAGGATGTACAAGCAGCAATTGAGCACGCAACATCTAAAGGCGGACAATTCTTTAATGGTATGAAAGAGGGGAGCAAGACCTTTGCAGCGCAAGTTGACGCACTAAAGGGCAACCTCGAAATTTTGGCAGGTAATGCGTTTAAACCACTTTATAATCTGCTAACGCGTATCGTACCTCACCTAGGTGCGGTCGCATCAAAATTAAATAAATACCCGAAAATAATTGGGGTGGTAACGACCGCAGTAACAACACTTACTGCGGCGATGGTGACGTTTTATGCGGCGCAGAAGTGGGCTATATTCAACGAAGCTATAAGGAGCTCAATGGGTAGCGCAATGAAATTTTTCAGCGCATTCCACAATTCGTTGTGGCTGAATCTCGGTGTTGGGGTAGATAAGATTATACCAGGACTAGGGACTAAACTACTCAACATCCCTATAGGGATGCAGTCGGCAGTCGGCAAGCTCTCAAGTGTGCTTGGTTCAGCAGGGAAGTCAATTGCTGCGTTCATGGCTACACCAGCGGGAATTGTAGTCGCTGTTGGTGCGGCTATAACGGCGCTCGGTGTGTGGGTAAACAAGATAGGCGGAGTTGATAAGGCTGTTGCTCTGATTCATTCGAAAATAGCTGCATTTAAGGCGAAAATACCAGAATTAATAAAAGGTATAGGCGCAGGCTTTAAAGTCGCTGTAGAAGGGATTAAGACGGTTTTATTCGATGTCTTGCCAACGGTGGCTAAGGCTATATGGAAAGCGCTCCCATCCGCACTATCAACAATCGGACAGCTCGCGAACAATCTCGGAACGTATCTATTCCAAAAAGTCGGCCAACTTGCGCAAGCAATCGCAACAGGATTACCAAAGGCGCTACAAGCGGTTATAACCGCTATCCCTAAAGTGCTCATTGAGTTATTTACTCGTTCGGGTGAAGGCGCAAAGCAAGGAGGAGAGCAGGCAGGCGCAAAGGGTGGCGAAGGCATTGCCTTGGGTTTCCTTAAAACTTTTATTGTTGGTATGGGAAAGCTAGCTCTCGCTATTGTTACGGCTCTGCCTCAGATTGCAATTGCAGTTGTAAGTGGAATCGTGAAGTGCATACCGATAATTCTATCGGCTGTTGGCAACCTTGCAATTTCAGTTCTAAATGCAATAGGCAGAGGACTGGGCAGTCTAGTTACGGTCGCAGTTAATTGGATTTGGGGATTTATCGAAGGTTTCCTAATAGGCGCTGCGAACGTGATCAATGCGGTGTGGAACTTTGCGACATCACTCCCTGGCAAGATTATTAGTGGAATAGGGTCGCTAGTGTCGATAGCTATCAACTGGCTTGTGGGATTTGTGGGCGGTATACGTAGCGGATTTGCAAGGGCTGGTTCAGCAGTGATTAGTGGCGCAAGGTCACTTCCTGGCAGAGTTAGAGGGGCGCTAGGCAGTCTTTTCAGCATAGGCGTTCACTTCCTACAGGGGCTCATTAACGGTATAAAGGCCGGATTCGGCAAGGTGTTTGGCTTAATTAGTTCGCTTGGCTCAAAATGTAAAGCGAAATTAAAGAGTGTTTTCGATATTAACTCGCCGTCAAGGTTCACGACCTGGATAGGTAAGATGCTTATAGAGGGTATGGATGTTGGAATTGTTAAAAACACGGGCAGACTGCTTGACTCTATAGGTGAACAAATGGGACTGGTGCAGGACGCATTTTTGATAGATACTCCAGAGATTAACCCTATAGCCTCAGCTATTAGTGGTGAGCGTTCGAGAATCTTCGGTGCGACAGGTTCAAGCCAAAATGTTGAAGTTAATCAGACTATCAACTTCAATCAGCCTTGGAAGTCACCAGCGGACGTATCTAGAGCAGTATCGTGGGAGACTGCGAAGTTAGGACTAGCAGGAGCACAATAATGGTACATAACTTAGTTTTAAAGGCCGTTCGTAGTGACGGCCTAATATTTCACTACGAGTCAGACGACTGGCGAACTACTTCCGTTACGGGGGTAGATGCTGCGGATATAGAAGTTTCGAAAGAAGCAAGAGGAGTTGGAGATGGTGCAATTATCACCGGAAGGCGAAGACTCCCAAGGGAGATAACTATTACCGCACAGGCGCAAAATCACGAGGCTAGAGCAAAGGCTCAAGGGTTCCACAACAACCGTTATATAGTCGACTTATACATCACCTATAATGGAGTAACTCGAATTGCTAAAGACTGCGAGCTTACTGGAAAGTCAATTCCGACAAAAAACGTTTACAAGCGTCCGGATATGACTATAAAATTCTTGTCACCTCATGCCGACTTGTTTGCTGTAGAAGGTGAACAGACGAGCTTTAGCAAGAGTCAACCTCTGTGGGCGTGGCCTCATGCTTTTAGAAGTGGTGCGAAGCGGAACTTTTCAAGAGAAGAGGTCGCAACCGAAAAAGTTATTGAGTATCTTGGCTCTTCCCCAGCACAGCCTATTATCGAGATTGAGTCGCAAGGATATGCAAAGAATGTCACTGTTAAGGTTAATGACAAGGTTGCAGTTCTGAGTGTAGAACTCAAGAAGGGCGACACTATCACAATTGATACTTCTCGCTCCTATGCTGTGCACAACAACAAAATACTCGCGTTAGGTATGGGCGACGACCCGTACGACTTTAGACAGTTTGTACTCGATTATGGCGACAATGTTGTCAAGGTCGATGCAGAGGCAGGGGCTTCTGCACTGAGGACAAGTATAGAGTATATAGGGAGGTATGATGGCGTATGATACAGTTCTTTGATAAGTTCATGAATCGCCTAGAGGATCTCGATTTTATAGAAGTGTCGTGGAATAGAAAATGGACCGAACCGGGGGACTTCTCTATACATCTCGCTGCGAAAGACTGGAACAAACATGCGAAGTTTGTGCGCAACACAGGACGACCAGAGACGGGCATAATCCAGAAGACCGTATACGAGGTAACTGCACAAGGGGCAATGGTGACTGTATCAGGATTCTTCGCCGAAAAGGTGCTCTCTAAAGTCGTGTTGCACTCAGATGAGAATGTTAACGAGAGAGGGGCGACTGTTGTGTTCGGACTTTTTGCAAACATCAATTCTAGCGCGCTAGGGCAATACTCCTCGCATATAACTGACCACAGCATACCGCCATCGGTACCTGGTCAAGTGTGGGGCGACTACGACGCTGAATGGATGCCGGAGCTAGTCTACTCCTTTAAAGGAGGGACCGACGCAGCGACATCACTGTATGACGCTTGTCTATTGTACGGATTGAGCATATCGGTCGAAGTCGCGGAGACGTACAAAGAGTCTGTTGACTGGATAGAGGAGTGGCAACGCAAAATAAAAGAGCCACACTTCCTCTACAAGGTATACCCTCTTCATGGTCGAGATTTAAGGGATAAAGTAATTTTTGGAGTTGGCTGGGCAAACGTCTCGAAAATCGAATATATCTACGACGATAGCGGAGTAGTATCGATTGTAGAGGCGAGGCAGACAATGGAGGAAACCGGCTTTTCAAAAGAAGAGCTGGTTACAGACGAGCAAGGCAACACTAAGAGCTTAATTCGAGAGTTTTATATTGATGAAGGCAATCGTCCTCGAGATCTTGACTTATATCCGAAAAAGGTGATTCAAGGCAATGTGTCCGGCATCGAGCTTAAGGTATCCAACGAATCAACCATTAGGGAGCAACTTCGCAACCAAGCAAAACTCGAGATGCTTAATAATTGGAAACAAGAGACGATAAACGTAGATGTGTTACAGAACACGTTCTACTACTTACAGGACTACAATCTAGGCGACATATGTACGATAGTCCTTGACGACATAGAGCAAATGTTCACGGCTCGAATCATGGAAGTTAAAGAGGTGCACCGCAAGAACACCGTGGAGGTACAACTTGTTATGGGGACACCTCGCAAACAGAACTATGTCGCTTTAAGTATTTAAGGAGGTAACTAAATGATTGCATTACCACTACAGTCGCATTTTGACTCAGACCCTAACGGTGATAGAGCTGTGTCGGATAGTGACATAAGGGAAGTTTTTAAAGCCGTTTGGTCTAATGGTGTAACGACCGTAAAGGCGGACGGCTCCGACATGCAAGTGCAGGCAGTTGGAGGTATGAAAGTTAAAGTTATGCCTGGAGGGTGCGTTATCGAAGGAGCTCTTGGGCGGAACACGAGAGAAGAGACGATTAACATTGCGCAAGCTCATCCGTCACTAAAGAGGATTGACAGAATTGTCGTAAGGCTCGACCTATCCGACAGTGTTCGTAACATGCTTATATACAAGAAGGAAGGCACGCCGTCAACAACACCTATAGCGCCTAATCTAGTTCAGCAACCTAACTACTACGAGCTCGCTCTAGCTGACATATATGTTGGTGCGGGTGTAACAGATATTACGAGCGCCGTAATTCTTGATCAGAGACCAGATAGAGAGCTATGCGGGTTTGTTCTTCCGGCATTTCCGACGAACTTCGGACTAGAGGCGATTACGGACCGTTGGCAGTCAATCCTTGCGGGGGCAATTGACGGAACTGCAGCAGGGAAGCTACAGAATAATATCAATGATTTAAAAACTGAACTCCAGAAGTTGAATGCCTCTACAAGTGATGTACGCATTGATAACAGTAACGCAGAGAATGAGCTTGCTGCATTCTTCGGCGCGTCGATACGAGTATAGGGAGGTGCACTATGATAAGTGTTTTGAAAACATTGATAGAAATCAAGAAGATGTTAGCAACTGTGGAAACTAAAAAACTGCTATGGACCAATGCAAGACCGAATTCAGAATTTTCGTCGCAGTCGCTATCAATAGATGGAAATTATGATGAGTACATCATTGAGTGGAACGACTACGTGGGCGAAAATGCTCGCTCTAGTTTAAGCTTGAAAAAAGGGGAGTCAGTCAAATATTGCGCATCTTCGATTGGTGGTGGTGGAACAAATTTCTGGGCAAACGCGAGGACGGTTGCAAGTTCTGGGAGTGGTAGTTCTCATCGAATAACATTCGGAGCTGGCACATATAAATCTCAAGGTAACACATCTGTATCAACAAGTAATGCTTCTGTGATACCGGTCAGAATTTATGGTGTTAAGAAGCTTGGCAATTAGTAGCGGAGGGAAAATAGATGATTGATTGGACAAGCATTATTGTGGCTATTGTGACAGCTACAGGCGCAGGCGCGGGATCACTATACGGAATCCGTAAGACTAGTTGCTTAACGGATTTCAAGATTGACAGATTGACCGAGGAAGTTAGAAGGCATAACGATTTCGCTAGTCGCATCCCTGTTATTGAAGAGAGGCTTAAGGGGGTAAATCACCGCCTTGAAGACCTCGAAAACAAGTTAAAAGGTAATTAGCCGGGCATAGCTCGGTATTTTTATTGCTAAAAGGAGGCAAAATAAATGAAAATTAATTGGAAGATTAGATTCAAAAACAAGACATGGCTGTTAACGTTTATCGCTGCAGTGCTAACTCTTGTATATAGGGCGCTGAACATTGCGGGCATCACTCCGCACGTTGCACAGGAGCAACTCGTAGAGCTCGCAACTATGCTCGTTGGCATACTAGTTCTGCTCGGTGTGGTTATCGACCCTACAACTAAAGGGGGTGCTGACTCTAACACGGCTATGTCCTATACACATCCTAAAGACGACTCGCAGAAGGGCGAAATTCGACCCGTAGCAAACGATAAGGCGATTAACTATGAAGATATCAAAGAGGGTCTAAAAGACGCGGAGGTGTTAGAAGATGGGCGTTAGAGAGGCAATCGTCAACACTGCGATTAGATACAACGGCATGACCTTTAAGGGCGGTTCGCACCGTACTCTAATTGACGAGTTCAACAAGCATCGCCCAGATGGCTGGGCTATGACTTATACGGCTAACTTTTGTGCGGCTTGTGCCTCTGCTATAGCTTATTTATGCGGGGTAGGAGATGCTTATCCATGCTCTGCAAATGTAGGAACTATTGTAGCCAAGGCGCAGAAGATGGGTATATGGGTGGAAAATGACGCATACGTACCGACTGCAGGCGACTGGATCATATACGCATGGAATGACAGCGGACGAGGTGACAACACCACAGGTGCTAGCCACGTAGGTATCGTGGTATCAGCAGACAGCAAGTACATTAATGTATTTGAGTTTAACATCCATAATAACCACTCGACTGGATATAGGCGAATCGCTGTAAATGGCAGATTTATCAGAGGCTTTGTCGTTCCGAAGTTCCAATCGTATGGTTGGATACAGGACGGTAGGGGCTACTGGTTCAAGAAGAAGGACGGTAGCTACTATAAGGCTGAATGGCAGAAACTAGACGGAGAGTGGTATTACTTCGACGCAGACGGCTATGCTGTTACAGGGTGGAGGCAGATTATTGGCAAGTGGTATTACTTCAACTCTGATTGCAAGATGCAGACAGGTTGGATAAGCCTTAGCGGTCGTTGGTTCTGTCTTGCATCGGACGGGAGCCTATATACTAGCGGAGTACATGAGATTAACGGCAAATCGTACTACTTTGACACGGACGGAGTAATGCATACTGGTTGGGTCAAAGTCGGTGACGATTGGCAGTACTTCAAGGATGATGGCGCGCGTGTTGATAAGGGCATTGTCAAGGGCGACGCGGTATACATTATCAAGGATGGCGCTCTAGTCACTGATGATAAGGTCACTGTAGAGGCTGACAAGGATGGAGCAATTTCCGTTATGTAGCTAATCATTGCAATCATATCAAGTTAAGCCTATAATGTAAGTGTCTTCGAGTTACCTTTCGAGACTAATCCAAAGACTATTGTAATAGCAAAGAAGAGCGGGCCTAACGGACTCGCTCTTTTTTATTTTGAAAAAGTTTTTTCTCTGATATAATAAACGAAAGGTGGTACAGTTGCATCGTAATTTCAAGGGAAAATTCGTGACTATTTCGTGACTTTTTGTCAAATATTTATAAATCAGAGCAATTCCACATCTAGCAAGAACGTTGATTTTCCTACTATTATATATCGCAGATATGTGTAACCGCTACATGCGATTAGATTTCAAATCCCCCTCTCTCCGCCATTAGAACCTAGCAATTCCAACGGTTGCAAGGTTCTTTTTATTTGCTCCGTGACTATTTCGTGACTTTTTTCAAATTTTCTACCATGTTATCAAAGTTATTTGCAACCGCCTTGCCTATATCGTTCTCATCCTTAAATAGGTGAGTATATATGTTAAGAGTAGTTGATTTATTAGAGTGTCCCATTAATCTCGATAATGTAACTAAATCAGTCCCCTCACTTGCCACGATAGACGCATATGTGTGCCTCAGTTGATGATACGTAATGTGATCAATACCTATACGACTTACATACCTACGGAGTCGCTCGTTAACGGCTTGAGGTCGTAATGGGGTTCCGTCCTCTGCCTTGATGAGGTACTTGCTGTTATTCCACGCAGAGCCTAGACGTCTCTTTTCGCTCTCGTGATATACCCTTAGGTCAGATATGTCTTGCTGAACAAACTCGGGCACCGAACAGTATCGCTTGCCTGAAGAGGTTTTTGGCTCTTTTATAAAATCCGTACCACTTTTCGAGCGATACCTTGCCTTATCTATTAATACCCTATCACCTATAGGCTTGTCCTTTATGGCCAACACCTCGCCACGTCTTAACGAACAGAATAGAGCTAGTTCGAACAGCACTTTGCTGTCTATCGGTAATGTATCTAGATTATGTATAAAAATAGCCAGTTCGGACGGAGAGAGGATGCGAGTAGACTTTTTGGTGTTAGTTGGGAGCATAACGTCGTGGCAAGGGTTAGTCTTAAGTATTTCCCATGCAACACCGACAGAGCAACACCTTGATAGTACTGAGTAGGTCGACCTAATTGTCTTGGCCGAGTACCCTTTACTAGTCAGCAAATCAATCCACCTCTGAATGTATCTAGGTGATAGGTCTCTCGCATCTATATCATCCATAGTGGCAAATATTCGCCCCCTACAAGTGTTATAGCCATCAACGGTATTAGGTGATTTATTCTTCGTCACCGTCTCCCAGACAGCCGAAATAAGCCCATATACGGTATAGTCGCTAGAGCCTTTAGTGAGCACCTCTTGCTCCCATACTTGCGCCATTTTAACTGCGTCTTTTTTCTTGGCGGTTGTAAATGTCTTTGTATACCTTTTCCTCTTGCCATTAATAGTCTGCGAGAGGGTCGCCCTATATTTATTTGTGTCAACCTTCGTAATATACATTTAAACCTCTATAACGTCGATTATTTCCCAATATTATGCAAATTTTGCACAAAAAGCGCCCTAATAACAACTATTTTCGTACATTAGTTGTAATATATGGGCGCTACTGATATACTTCTAATTGATATTGTGTTGTGTTACTGGACTTTATACCAGTAGCTCCGAATCGCTCCTATTGGCGTAGGGGCGATTTTTTATTTAGTTAATTACTTAAGTGCAACCTTCTGCGCTTTACTCATATACGCATCTGTAACTTGTTTTGCATATTCTTGATAGCGGTCAGTTAACTTCATAGCCCAATCTTCATAAGTGGAGTATTCATCTCCCTTCTTTTGCATAAGAGATGCCATTCTTTCAGCACCCTGCGTATTAACTAGCGCAATGTCGCCAATTTTAGCGTTACTGATTTCAGCGAGTTTATTTACATCTGTAACTCCCTCGGATTCCTTGTTGAACTCCTCAACTTTTTTAGGGGCAAGCTCTGCCATCTTCTTATCGTATTCGTTGTAGATACTCTCGTAGGTAACTTCTTTTTTCTTCTTTTTGGGTTTTGCTGAAGAGGCTGAGTCATCGCTACACGAGGTGAGAGCTAACACAAGAGTGAGTGTCATGGCAACTGCCATAGATTTTAGTAGTAGTTTCTTCATAATACGTCCTTTCTTGATACGTCCCTGGTACCCTTTTAGTGACTATATCAGATTATGCCTTAATACCTCTAGATCTTGTACAGATAGCATAGTGCATAGGTCGCCATTCCTTATGTGTTCTAGTTCATGTTGTAGTGTTTTTTGTTGTCGCTCTATCGAGTCCCCTGCGTTTACGAACACGGTGTAGAATGCTTGTCCGTCCTCATAATAATAGGCCGTTAATCCGTGAACTTTACAGGGTAAATCGACATAAGCAACCCTGTATAATTCATCCACGATTACTTACCTTCCTTCTTCTTTAGTTTCTCCAGTAGAGTTGCTACGTATCTTATATCTTCCTCTGAAACGTCTCTAGCCGCGTCGAATAGCACACGGAGCTCATCTCGTTCGTAAAGCTCCTTTGCTGCTTCTGCCGCTTCGGGGTTGATGTAGTAGGTAGGCTCATCATCGGGGTGTTCTTCTATTAAGTATGATTTAGGAACATTGAAAAAATCTGCAATTTTCTGAACCTTCCCCATCCTTGGAAAAGCTATGCCTTTCACCCAAGTATTGAATGTTTGTGGTGATACCCCTATGTATTCAGCAATTTCTGCTTGTTTTAAATTTCTCTCTTCTATTAACCTGCTGAGGTTGCTTGAAAATAAAAGTTTTTGTTTTTCGTCCGTCATAGTATCAACCTCCTGTTGAATTTGATTATATTGATTTAATACCAGATAATCAAGAACAAAATAAAAAATAATTTGATTTTTGTGTTGACATCAAATTAAATTTGATTTATGCTAGAAACATCAAAACACGAAAGGAGATAGATATGCTACAAATCAGTTTAGCGGCAGCTAGGGTTAATGCAAATCTTACGCAAAGAGATGTAGCGAAAGCCCTTGGAATATCAACCCAAACGCTTGTAAATTGGGAGGCAGGGAAAACAGAGCCTTCTGCTAATCAGGCTAGAGCCCTGGCTTCCCTTTATGGAATCAAGCTGGACTATATTTTTTTGCCCGATTCATCAAATTAAATTTGATATACAACGCACCAGAAAGGAGGACACATGCAAGGACAGGATTTTACAAAATATCTAGAATCGCTTGAGGGTATGACCTATAGAGAGTGGGTGAAGCTTAAATACCTTATAGACACCGAGTTTCATAAAAAAGAATACGAGCTCCAAAACGAACTGAAGCTCGTAAACGCAAAAGACCTTACTCTGTAACGACTTGAATAAACGCAGGATTGATTCGATAGTCTTTACCTTTGTAGCAGATATTAACGTAATTCAAATAATACATGGAGTGCTCCTCGGGTAAGTTCTTGGGCGACCAAACTTCCGCCCCAGATTCCCACCACTCGTATGGCGTTAATCCTGAACCAATAAACCTGCAATCAGGGTCATCATTAAGACAAACCCATTCACCAACTAAACAAGCATAAATGTTTTTCATAATTTTCACTCCCTTCTTAATACTCAACTGCTCCAACAGTCTGTAAAGGGAGTATATCACATCACAATATCAAGGAGGCACAACATGATCACACCTATACCTATAGATGAACGATTCATCTCGACCAGCGAGGCATCCGAGGTCCTGCAGATAGATGAGCAAGTACTCAGAAAACTAGGACAGATGGGCTGTAAGGGCATCTATAAAATCGGTAAGCAGTACCGATTCCGACTAAAGGAATTCGAAACGGTCAGCGCAGAACTGTCGGAGAACCTGGAGAAGTTATCGCAAGAAGTTAAGAGCCTTGAAGAGGCTTACAGAGAAAAGGTCGATAGGTTCGGACTATTCGATAAAGCAACGAAACAAGCACAGACGGAGTTCTACACCATGCTAAGGGCATTGGAGATTATGAGAGGTGATACGGATGAGAGAGCTGTTTAGTTCGGTAAAGGACGTACTACTAGAGGCGTGCGAAGAAAATGGCAACACGCCACTACAGGAGTTAGCCGGATGCATTAGCTTTACTGCACTTATTCCGACGCTGTGGTTGGCCCTCTACATGCTAGGGGCGAGATAAGGAGGTAGTTATGGATAGCATCAAATATTCAGAACTAAATGATTTATACACAGAGCTACAAAACAGATTGTCTAGGAAGCTTGATGAAACATATATACCTTATCGACTTACCCTTACTAGCAAAGAGCGCGAAGGCTACAGAAAAGGCATCCGTGCATGTAAATCGATTATCAAAGATGAGTTCAGTCGGCTCAATAAATAAGGAGGTAACAGATGATTATTAAAACATTTATCGCAGGAATGGTGCTAGTTGGCATCGCAATAATCTTATCAGAGTTACACCGCTACAAGGTGTACAGCAAGGAATTAGAGAGGGAATTAGAGCTAGAGAGGGCGTATGACCCAATTGCTTTAGAAAGGCTGTTAAAGGTGGACGATGATGCTAGATAAAGAACGCATATACGGCTACGCAAGGGCTTACCTAGAGTCGGTTACAGGATTAATAAAAGACAAAGCTGAAGAGGCTGAGGGCGACCGATACATAGGTGACGAGCACCTACTAAGGTCGGCTCTGAATCAGTACGAAGACGACCTAAGAGAGTTAGAGGTACTCATGGAGGGAAAGAAGTATGAATAACTTAGGACTTGAACCAAGGCACATGAAACACGGAAGACTGTATCACTTCTTCGGTGACCTACTAGGATTTGAACGCACTAGACCAAGAGCAGAGTGCGACTGGCACGACCCAAGACTTGACAAAGAGCCAACGGATGAAGAGATGGAAGCGATCGTCGGAAGGTACATAGATGATCCGGGCGATGTAATGCCACTGGTGGACTAGGTGGCAAATATGAAGGTTGTTATTAAGCGGAGCTACGGCGACGCAAAAAAAATTAAAGAATTTCAAAAAGCGATTAAGGAGGCTAAAAATGGAATTAATACTACAAATGAACGCAGAAGAGGCTATCAAAGTGACAAAGAACGGAACTCTTAAGGCATTAGCGGAGTCACTTAAGACGCACAGCAAGGAGGGTGCAGAGCCAGCAGAGGAGCTACCACAAGCACCTAGCATGGACTGTGCGAGTGCTCAGCCAGTTGAGACACCAACGCAGGCACCAATGCCAGAGAGCACCACACCTACGTGGACACCGGGCGGTGGAGCCACAGACGACTCTACTCCACAGACACCAGCGGTGCCAACTGAGGCAAAGAGCTACACAGCAGACGAGCTACAGAAGGCAGCAATCGGACTGATGGACAAAGGTGTATCGATGGACGCAATTGCGGGAGTACTTAATAAGCTAGGTGTAGCTACCCTACCAGAGCTTACGCCGGATAAGTTCGGAGCATTCGCTCTTGAGTTAAGACAGTTAGGAGCGGACATCTAATGGCAGGACACAAGGATAGAGCACACGCGTTACTATCAGCAAGTGGCGCACATAGATGGATGAACTGCACACCTAGCGCAGTGCTAGAGTCACAGTTCCCCGATACTACATCAGAGGCTGCGAAGGAGGGCACACTCGCCCATGAATTGGCAGAGGCAAAGCTACAGCACCTATTTAACACACAGGACTACCGCAAGGCAAAGCTGACTAGGACACTTAACAAGATTAAGAAGGATGAACTCTATCAGCCGGAAATGGACGGATATACAGACGACTACGTTGCATATGTTCGCAAGTCGGCTATGGAGTTCGAGAAGTCACCATACATCGCTATCGAGAAGAGACTTGATCTAACAGCGAACATACCCGACGGATTTGGGACAGCCGACTGCGTAATGATAGGCGAGAGGACACTGCATATTATCGACCTTAAGTACGGTAAGGGCGTACCCGTATCGGCAGAAAACAACGAGCAACTCATGATATACGCTCTAGGAGCACTAGAGGCATACAAGATGCTGTTCGCTATCGATACAGTCAAGGTTAGCATTGTACAGCCTAGAATTGACAACACAAATAGCAGTGAGTTCACAGTTGAGGGTCTAATGCGGTTCGGAGATAAGGTCAAACATTACGCAAGTATCGCTATTAAAGGTGAGGGCGAATATATGCCTGGAGGTTGGTGCAGGTTCTGCAGAGCTAGACAGCAGTGCAGAGCTAGAGCCGATAAGAACATAGAACTCGCATTCGAGATAGACAAGAAGCCACCTCTTATCACTAACGAGGAAGTAGGCGAGTACCTACGTAAGGGCGAAGATGTAGCCAAGTGGCTATCAGAACTACAAGACTATGCGCTAGCTGAGTGTCTAGCAGGGAGAGATGTAGACGGCTACAAGGCTGTTGAAGGAAGAGGCTCGAGAACGTGGACTGATATGGATGCTGCGTTCGAGGCAATCATTGAAGAGGGTACTAACGAGGCGATGCTGTATGAACGCAAGCCTCTGACATTGGCACAAGTGGAGAAGTTAATGGGCAAAGCACACTTCGCAGATGTAGCGGGAGAGTATGTAATTAAGAACCCAGGCAAGCCTACACTCGTGCCAAGTACAGATAAAAGACAAGCTATAACTAATAAGATTTCAGCCAATGAGGCATTTAAGTAACGGAGGTATTAACAATGGCAATCGGAGACATGACAAACGTAACAACTGGAGAAGTAAGACTATCATACGCACACCTATTCAAACCTTACTCGAACATCGAGGGACAGGAACCAAAGTACAGTGTTACCGTACTTCTACCTAAGACAGATACTGCAACTAAGGGGCGCATCGACGCAGCAATCGAAGCAGCAAAGCAGAAGGGCTCTAGCGGATGCTACAACGGTGTAGTTCCACCAGTAGTACCTACACCTATATGGGACGGCGACGGTGTTAAGCAGGATGGAACACCATTCCCACAAGAGTGCAAGGGACACTGGGTATTCAGTGCTAGATCAAGTGCTGATTATCCACCAGAAGTAGTAGATGCAATGGGCAATCCAATCATCAACCACAGCGAGGTGTACAGCGGATGCTACGCAAGAGTAAATGTAGAGTTCTTCCCTTATAACTTCAACGGCAAGAAGGGAGTAGGTTGCTCACTCGGACCAGTTCAGAAGCTCCGAGATGGAGAGGCACTAGGCGGAGCAGCTCCTTCAGCAGCACAGGCATTCGGTGCACCACAGCAGACTCAGCCACAAGTTAACCCTATCACTGGACAGCCAGTAGATAACGTACCATTTTAAGGAGACACCATGAAGCACCTAAGTATTGACATAGAATCGTATAGCAGCGTTGACATCAGCAAAGCGGGTGCTCACAAGTATGCAGAGAGTGAGGACTTCGAAGTCCTCCTCTTTGCCTATAAAGAGGACGCACAGCCTACTAAGGTTATCGACATAGCATCTGGCGAAAAGATACCACCTCACATAGTTGCAGCTCTATCTGATGTGTCTGTTATCAAGCACGCATTTAACGCATCGTTCGAGTGGATATGCCTCAACAGGGCAGGCTACTCTACACCAATAGAGCAGTGGCGCTGCACGATGATACACGGTCTATACTGCGGTTATCCGGCAGGACTAGGGGCGATAGGTAAGGCAATAGGTCTCCCGGAGGATAAGCAGAAGCTATCAGCAGGCAAGGCACTAATTAATTATTTCTGTAAGCCTTGTAGACCTACTAAGTCTAATGGCAACCGTACTCGTAACTTACCAAAACACGCTCCGGAGAAGTGGGAGCTATTCAAGGAGTACAACAGACAAGACGTTGAGGCGGAGAGTAGCATACTCAAGAAGTTAGAGCCTTATCCAGTGCCGGACGCAACGTGGTCGGCATGGGTAGAGGACATCGACATTAACTCAAGAGGTGTTGCGATAGATGATCGCATACTCACAGGGGCACTAACCCTAGACGATATGAGTACAGCAGATCTATTAGATGAGGCTAGGGCTATCACAGGATTGTCTAACCCTAACTCGAACGCGCAGCTACTAGGGTGGGTCAAGTCACAAGGTATCGAAGTAGATAATCTCCGTAAGGAAACCGTATCAGATCTATTAGACGGAGAGCTACCGGAGATCGTAAGGACGGCGCTAGAGCTACGCCAGAAACTCGGTAAGTCCTCAGTATCGAAGTACAAGGCAATGGCTGAGGCAAGGGGCAAAGACGGAAGAGTAAGAGGACTGCTGCAGTTCTACGGGGCGAACCGTACAGGTAGGTGGGCAGGAAGACTTGTACAAGTACAGAACCTACCGCGTAATTACATTAAGACACTAGATGAGGCGAGGGAGCTTGTAAAGGCATCGAACTATAGAGGGCTCAAGCTGATATATGGAAATGTTCCGGACACTCTCTCACAACTCATTAGAACAGCATTTATACCCGCAGACGGTAAGAAATTCATCGTGTCCGATTTCAGCGCCATAGAGGCTCGTGTAATAGCGTGGCTAGCAGGCGAGAACTGGGTACTGGACGTATTCAAGAGTGGCGGTGATATCTACTGCGCTACTGCATCCCAGATGTTCGGTGTTCCGGTCGAGAAGCACGGAGTTAATGGCGACTTAAGACAAAAGGGCAAGGTTGCCACACTAGCACTCGGTTATCAAGGTAGCTCTAATGCACTAATACAGATGGGGGCCCTTAATATGGGTATCCCGGAGGACGAACTTCCCGATATCGTGAGTAAGTGGCGTGCAGCTAACCCTAACATAGTTCAGCTATGGGACAGGATGAACAAGCTCGCCATACACACTATAGATACAGGCGATACTACCTACCTTAACGGACTCACATTAAGGTCTGAACTAGACATCATCAATGGGCTAAGCTACTTCACTATTGAGCTACCATCTGGGCGCAAGCTCTTCTACTGCTCACCTGGACTAGGCACCAATAGGTGGGGTCACCCATCTATCGAGTACAAGGGTATTAACCAGTCTAGCAAAAAGTGGGAGGCGCAAGAGACTTATGGAGGCAAGCTCATAGAGAACGTTGTACAGGCAATCGCCAGAGACTGCCTAGAGATAACACTGCATAGGTGCATAGAGGCAGGGTATAAGCCAGTTATGCACATACACGATGAGATCGTCATAGAGGCGGAGCCAAGCGACAAGCTAGACGATGTTAACACAATATTCTCTGAGCCGATACCGTGGGCGGAAGGGCTCCCACTATCTGGCGCAGGCTTTGAATCAAACTACTACATGAAGGATTAAATCTCATGATTAACGATAGAAAAATTACAATAGCGACCGCAGGTAGCCGTAAGTCCATTAACTGGGTGACAGGTAGCCTAATGTGGTCAGAATACTGCGATAAGCTCCGGACACCTATTAAGTCCAAGGAGACACTCCAGGAGTATCTTGGCTACACCAAGGCCAAGCAAGACGAACTTAAAGACGTTGGCGGTTTTGTCGGCGGGGGGCTCGCGGGGGGGGGGCCGCGAGGGGCGGGGGGGGGTGGGGG